GTTGTTTGGGGTGACCAAACTGTTTATTGTCCTTTCCCTAAAGGATCTAAAGCAGGTTTAACACACGAAGATCTAGGTGAGCAAACTGTATACAACAGCGATGGCACAAGACTACAAGCTTTTGCTACTCGTTATCAGTGGAAGAATGGTCTTGTTGTTAAAGATTGGAGATACGTTGTTCGTATTTGCAACATCGACATTTCTGACCTCCTTGGCAGTGCTAACACACAAACTGCTGCTGCATCAACCAACCTAGTTAAATTAATGGCTAGAGCATTGTACAGAATACCAAACATGGCAATGGGTAGAGCAGCTTTCTATATGAACAGAACAGTTCATTCTGGAATGTCTATTGCAGCACTTGATAAATCACAAAACGTCTTGTCAATACAAGAAGGTTTATCACAGTTTGGATCAGCACAAAGCTACTTATCATTCTTAGGCGTACCTCTAAGAAGAGTGGATGCGTTGATTAACAGCGAAGCTCGTGTTGTTTAATTAATTTATTAACAAAGGAGATTAAAAATGATTACTGATTCATTACTCAGAGTAAGTGAAGATCAAGCACTTACAACAACTGCTGTATCTACTAACACTGTAGATCTAGGAACTGCTAGAGACATAGGTGAAGGTACTGCATTGTATATGAACTTTGCCGTTACTACTGCATTAGCAAATGGTACAAGCGTAAAGTTTGAAGTTATTACTAGCGCAAATGCTAACTTGTCTAGTCCTACTGTTATTGGTAGCAGCGATGCAATCCTTACAGCAGCACTAACATTAGGCAAAAACGTAGTAGTACGTTTTAACCCAGATATTGCTGGCAAAGGCCAGAGATATATTGGTGCTAGATATACAATTGCTGGTACTTTTAACGCTGGTAAAGTTACTGCTGATATAGTAGAAACAATCGGTGACGGTAGAAAGTTCTATGCTTCTGGTTTTACCGTAGCTTAATAAGGAGAATCTATGCCTATTTACAGAGCTAAAGTCAAGTGTTTCGTTGGTCAATCCATGCGAGAACCTGATGAAGAGTTTGAATATAACGGAGAGTTCAATAGTAATATTGAATTAGTTGGAGGAACTGAACCTGATCTACCTGTGCCGTCTAACACACCAACCGTAGTGTCAGAAGATGTTCAGCCAACTACTCAATCAATTGATTATGTATCAATGACTAAAGCAGAACTTGAAGTTTATGGTCGTTCTATTGGTGTGGAGCTTGATAGAAGACAAACAAAAGAAACTCTTATTAGTCAACTTGAAGCAGCAAGTAAGTAGGCATTAGTTATCTTATTTACACACTGGGGGCTAGTAGTATTACTGCTAACCTCCCTTTTTTTTAGGAGATGTCATGGCAACTGAAGTAGATATTTGCAACCTTGCCCTAGCAAATTTGGGTGATGATGCAACAATAGCTACGCTATCCCCACCAGAAGGATCAGCACAAGCAGAAAAAGCTGCACGTTTTTATCCAATAGCAAGAAACAGTTTGCTAGCAATGCATACATGGACTTTTGCATCTAAGAGGGGTAGTTTAGCTTTAACTACTAATACTTTAGATCAATGGGATTATGCATACGCAGCACCTGCTGACATGATGTCGGCTGTTGCAATAATATCTCCAACGGCACAAAATGATTATGCTACAAGAATGTCTGCTGGTGATACACCGGGTGGTATAACATCTAACTATGCGCCAACAATTGTAGCCGGACAATATACACCACAACAATTTGCAATAGAAGGATCATATATTTATACAAACCAAGAAAATGCAATGTTGAGATATCAAGCATTAATAACTGATTCTACTTTATTTCCACCTTTATTTATTAATACATTGTCTTGGCATTTAGCATCAATGCTTGCAGGGCCAATAATAAAAGGTGATCAAGGTATGGCAGAAGCAAAACGTTGTATAGAAATGATGCAAGGATATTTATCTAGTGCAAAACAAGCAGATAATTTACAAAGAGATATAACAATAGAACATATTGTTCCTTGGACATCTGGGAGATAAATTATGCCAACTACACGCACATTTTCTAAAGCATTTTCGGCAGGTGAAGTATCACCAGAAATGTTTGGGCGTATAGATGATGCTAAATATCAACAAGGCGCAGCTACAATGCGTAATTTTATTGCTAAACCACAAGGGCCAGCACAGAATAGACCGGGATTTAAATTTGTAAAAGAAGTAAAAGACAGTACTAAAGCTACAAGATTGTTGTCATTTACTTTTAATACTGTGCAAACCATGGTTATTGAAATGGGTAATACCTATTTTAGGTTTCATACTCAAGGATTAACTTTGCAATATACAGATGGTGCAGCATGGAACGGTGGTACAAATTATACAGTAGGAGATATAGCAAAATATAGCGGTACAAATTATTACGCAAAGACAGCGCATTCTAACAGTCAACCACCAAATGCTACCAATTGGTATGCGTTACCTGCTGATATGACATATGAAATACCGTCACCATATTTAGAAGCAGAGTTGTTTGATTTGCATTATGTACAATCTGCTGACGTCATGACATTAGTACATCCAAATCATCCACCAAGAGAATTAAGAAGATTAGGCGCAACAAAATGGGAACTTAAATTAATTGATTTTGGTAGCCCTATTGCAGCACCGGGAGGAGTTAGTGTAGCTGCGTATATACCTTCATCTGCCAGTATTAACACTGATACTTATCAAGCGCACGAATATGTAGTTACTTCTATTGCAGCAAATTTAGTAGACGAAAGCGCACAATCTAGTTCTGCTTCTGTTAATAATAATATTTTTGTAACTGGTGCAAAAAATACAGTAACTTGGAATGCAGTAGCTGCTGCTGATAGATATAGAGTTTATAAAAATCAAGGTGGTATATATGGATTCATTGGAGAAACTACTGCTACAACTATTATTGATGACAACATAGGGCCAGATTTCTCTGTAACGCCACCAATATATGAAAATGATTTTGTAGGAAGCGGTAATTATCCCGGTGCTGTATCTTATTTTGAACAACGCAGAGTGTTTGCTGGTACAAATAATGCACCACAAAATATATGGATGACTAAATCAGGTACTGAAAGTAATATGTCTTTTGGTTTACCTATACGAGATGATGACCGTATTGAGTTTAGAGTTGCTGCTCGTGAAGCAAATACTATTAGGCATATAGTTCCATTAACAAACTTACTTATGCTTACAGGGTCAGCAGAGTGGCGTGTAACTTCTGTAAACAGTGACGCTATAACACCTACATCTATATCAGTAAAACCACAATCGTATGTTGGTGCAAACAATGCACAGCCAGTAATTGTTAATAACAGCATGGTTTATGCTGCATCTCGTGGTGGCCACGTTAGAGAATTAGGTTACAACTGGCAAGCTAATGGTTTTATTACAGGTGATGTATCAATTAGAGCAGCACATTTATTTGATAATTTTGAAATTGTAGACATAGGTATGGCAAAAGCACCATTACCTGTAGTTTGGTTTGTAAATAATCAAGGTTTATTATTAGGACTTACATATGTACCAGAACAGCAGATAGGTGCATGGCATCAACATGACACTGATGGTTTATTTGAAAGCGTTGCAGTAGTATCTGAAGGTGCAGATGATGTAGTTTATTGCGTTATTAAAAGAACTATTAATGGTGCGTCAAAAAGATATATAGAACGTATGGGAACAAGAATATATGCAACCCAACGTGATAGTTTTTTTGTTGATTCTGGTTCTACATATGATGGTACAAATACAGATAATTCTAGAACTGTAACTATTTCTGGCGGTACAAACTATACAAGAGGTGAAAGCGTTACAGTGACAACTAATTATAATTTATTTAATCCACCACCAAGTGTATCTGATGTAGATGATGCAATAGTTATAGTAGATGGTACAGACACATATAGATGTGTAATTATATCTACTACGAGTGCAACGGTAGCAACTGCAAGATTAGAAAGAGATTTACCAGCACCTTTACGAAATACAGGATTAACATCATATGAAGTTGCAAGAAACACAATATCAGGTCTTAATTATTTAGAAGGTAAAACTGTAAGCATATTGGCAGATGGTGCTGTGCATCCACAAAGAGTAGTTAGTAGTGGCACAATAGTTTTAGAACGTGCTGCCAGTGTTGCTCATATAGGTTTGCAATACAATAGTGATTTGCAAAGTTTACCTTTAGCTTTGCAAGTAGAAGCTTTTGGTCAGGGTAGAGTAAAAAATATAAATCATGTTTGGTTAAGAGTATTAGAATCTTCTGGTATTTTTGCTGGCCCTAGTCCAGACAAATTAATAGAAGCAAAACAAAGAACTACAGAACCATATGGTGAACCACCAAGACTAAAAACACAAGATATAAAAATTATGTTAACGCCTACTTGGCAAGACAATGGCCAGTTATTTGTACGACAAACTGACCCATTGCCATTAACAGTAGTAGCATTAACTTTAGAAGTAGCTATTGGTGGATAGTGTAACCGTAAACAAGAAACCTATATGTATATTATTAAAATAGGTACTTTGTTGAACTAATGGCAACAGGTTGGTCAAGTTTAGGATTAGGAGATAAATTAGGTCTTGGATTAGGTATCACAAGCACACTTACTGGCATGATTAGTGCTAGGTCTGCTGCTAATACTGCAAAATATAAATTAAAAAGTCAGGCGTTAAATCTTGAGCATCAGCGTGACATGGCAAAGCTCAATAAACGTATGTTGGAAAGTCAAGCGCAACATATAGCAAGAGCATATAACAAACGATTGCAAATACAAACTTTAAGAACAGGTCAGCAAATTTCTAAATCTAAAGCATCATTTGCTGCAAGAGGTATACAGATGGGTGTTGGTAGTACTGCAAATGTTTTTGCCAGTGCTGAATTAATGAAAGAAATAGATAGGCTAACTTTAAACACAAATAAAGTAAGAGCTATGAATGCACAAAGAACTCGTGCAGTTGGCATTGGTATACAAGGAGATATGCTTGGTGTATCGGCTAACAATATGTTTAGTACTGCTTCGTCAATTAGTCCGTTTATGAATATGACTAGTACGTTGTTGACAGGAGCAACCAACATTGTTGGTAATTTACCCGAAAGTTTCTTTGGTTAATTAATTATGGCAACAGTACCTTTAACACCACAAGAAGGATTAGAAATTGGCTCTGCCCCACAATTTAGTAGTGGCAGAATAGAACCTATACAAGATACCGTTACACAAGATTTACAAAATTTTGCTAAAGCACAACAAGACGTATCTGCAATTGCTTTTAAATTACAAGATGAATTTAACGATGCTGAATCAAAAAAATTATATAACGATTTTTACAGCGAATTAGAAGCAAGTACTAATAATTATTTAACTACTAAAGGTTTTGATGCTGTAAAAACAACTAATAAAGAAGAAGGTATTTCTGCTTTTGATGAAGTTAATAACAGTAATAATCAGTTATTAGCTAAATATGCAGAGTTAGCAAGTAATGGCGAAAGTAAATATTTGTTTGAAAATATGGCATCAGTTTCTTTAAATTCTGCAACTAATAAAATGACGCAGCATTCTATAAAGCAACAACGTTTAGCACACGAAAACGAAGTTAAAGCTGGTCTTGAAATTTTAAAAAGTGAAGCAAAAGCTAATTATGCAACTTGGAATGATCCTAGTGGGCCATTTCAATTGCATTATGCTGGTGGTTTAGAAAAATTAAAAGAGCAAGCAATATTAAAAGGTTGGAATGTAGATCCCAATGCTATAGATGCAAACGGAAAACAAATACCAATTAGTGAACAATATATAAAATCAATAAGAGAATATAACGATGACATATATAAAGACCTTATAGACAAGCTTGATGAAGATGCAGAGTTTGGTGAAATAGAAAAATTATTTAAAAAATTAAATCCAATATTAAACCCTAAAGATGCCAAAAAATTACAAGCAAAAGTAGAAAAAGATCATATGGAACATAACCAAGGCGTTATTAACGACACACTTATTGCTAATAATAGTAATCAAAACAACGGAAATTTTTTAGATATAGCTAATACAGTATTTGCTTTAAGCAGCAATAACACTACATCTAATGGTATTGGTGGATCAGTTAAGGATGGTTTTAATAGTAATGATGAAGCTATTGATATAACTGGTAGTCAAAGAAATGAAAGAATAGAACTATTACAACAGATTGTAAGTACGTCTGGTATTTACAAAAAAATGATACCGCAACATCAACCAACCCATGTGTTTGCAATAGAAAAATTAGGTGTAAGCAAAGCAGACTCGTTATATAGAAAAGCAGAACGAGAATACGAATTACCTGAGTTTAAAAGTACATTAAAAGGTAAAGCTCGTGCAAATGCTAAGAAAAAATTTGAAGAAGAATTTTTAAAAAATCCAGATAATGAAAACATAATCAAAGCAGCAATATTAGATAAATACAATGAATTTGTTCTTGATGCAACAGGTGGTAAATATAATAGATTTTATGCTGCAACAAAAACTATATTTCCAAACCCACCAAAAAGAAGTGACTTTCCAACTACTGCGTCAGGAGGTAGAGCATACAGTAAAGCTACAAAAGAATATTATCAAAATCCAGATAATGCAATAAAACAAAATCCCGGTGTTCGTACTGAAGATTTAGAATTTTTTACTGGTGAAAAAAGATTTGGAGGAAGAACTGGTCAGAAAGATTTTGCAGAAACAAAAGCAGATAAAGCAGAAATATATCAAAATAAAGTTGCTAATGATTTAGAAGTTTTAAAGAAAAATGTTGACTATGATTATAATCCAGACACAGACGAAACAATAATAGTTGATAAGGTTACAGGTTTACAACCAAAAGAAAAGTTAGTAGAAAAGCTTAAAGATACAGTTATAGATGAGGAAGAATTAGATTATGCGTTAAAAGATTTAGATATTAAATACAGTAAAATAGAAAACAAAACAAGAGCTATATATAATCAAGCCTTTAATAACGCAAAAGAAATAGCGTTTGCAGAGCCGGGAGGATGGCAAAATTTAATTGCTAATAATATTAGTATTGATAATTTTACTGAACAAGATCAGGAAATATTAAAAAATGGACAGCCATTAGAATCAGATGTAGATACAGAATTTGAATTAAAAAGTAACCCAGCAGAAGTTGCAACTAATTTAGAATTTCATAGCCACAAATTAAGTAATGGACAATATTTAGAACTTAAACGATATGCTGCATCGTTAAGAAGTGAAGACTCTGTAGTAGAAGCAACAGGTAATGTCACTATGTTAAAAGCTACGTTAGACAGATATGACATGGGTGATTTATATACGTCTAAAAATAAAGAAAAGAAAAAAAGATATATTGCTATAAATGACGCATGGCTAAAAGAAATTAATGCACGACAAATAGCAAAAGGCAACGTAAAATTAACTATGGGTGAAAAACAAGCTGCATTAAACGATGTATTATTAGACAATGTAAATGTTGATAATGATCCGTTTTTAGGATTTATTGGTGGTGGCGATACAAAAGATACAAATATATTCTTTGTTGATCAAGATCAATTACAAGATGTTTATGTAGACGTACCTTATAACAATGAAAACATAAGAGTATTTACAAGTAAAATTGATCCACAAGTATTAGCCTTAATTACAGAATCTTTACGCAAAGCAAATAAACCTGTAACGCAAAAAAATATTGCAGATTATTTTGTACGCAAAGGTCAACCTAAAAATGTAAATGAAGCGTTTGCATATAGGGAGGAACAGTAATGTCTACAAATCCATTTGATGATTTAAATTCTTTAGCACCAAGTCAAAATTATAGTCAACAAAATCCATTTGATGATTTATATGAACAAGAAAATAAAGAACGTGAAAAAAAATTAAAACAAATTTTAAATACAGTTTCTTCTTTAAATCCAGACAATACTGGTGAAGCACAAAAATTAGCAGAGCGTTTAAATTTACCACCCGGAGTTGCACTTAATAGTGATCAAACTTTAGATATTTTAAAAGAAAGAAATAAACGACAAAATATATATCAACTGGATTTAGCACAAACAAATCCAATATTAATGCGTCATTTAACTGATCCTAATTTTGCAGCAATAGCACAAGACAATGTAGAGAGATTAAGTCTTATAGAAGGTGCATTTACTGGTATACAGAATTTTCCTGAGAATGCTGCACAAGGATGGGAAAAGGGTAGGTTACAAGCTGAACAGGGTAAGTTAGGTTTTCAAAAAGCATTAAATGTAGATTTAGGAAAATCTAATGAAATAATAGATCAACGTATAGAAGAAATAGGTGTAAGGCTAGAAGAATTAGAAAGTGATGGTTCTGGGTTATGGGAAAACACTTTTACTATAGGTGGGCAATGGTCTAAGACCATGCAAGAAGCAGTAAAGTTTGGTGTGGCTGGAGGAGCAACAGGTGGAACATTGGGATTATTAGGTGGCCCATTTGCACCTATTACTGTAAAAGGTGGCATTATTACTGGATTTATGTGGGGATTAACCACTGGTTCGGCAAAAGAAGGTTCAATGATAGAAGCAGGTCATCAATATAATGCTCTTATTGATATGGGTATTTCCCATGACGTAGCAAGAAATGTTGGTATATCAGTTGGTCTTGTTAATGGTGGATTAGAATTTGTAGGTTTAAGTACAGTTACAGCACCAATAAAAAGTTTACTAATAAGAGAGACTATGCAAGAAGTTAACAAGTCTCTAATAAAACCTACTATGGTACAAGTTTTACGCAAAACTGGTACTGAAGCTTTTCGTAGTTGGGCCACAGAAGTAGGTACTGAACAATTGCAAGAATTGGTAAATATTGCAGGTGAAGATTTTGCTAATTATTTTGAAGAAGGTGAATTTGAAAGTAAATTATTAACAGCAGAAGGTAGAACAGAAATATCACAAAGACTTGCTGCTGTATTTGAAATGGTTGCTACTGGTATGTTGCCACTTGCTGGTATTAGTGCAGGGCCTAGTTTTATAACTAATACAAGTAAAGCAAAAAAAGCAACAAAAGATGCTGCATTTATTGATTCATTATCTACTTTATCTTCTACAGATAAAACAAAAATTAGAAACCCAAATGCTTTTGAAACTTATGTACAGAATGTAGCTAGTGACAAAGACGTACCAAACATTTTTATTGACGCAGAAATATTAAATCAGCAGCTAAGAAGCAATGGTATAACTATGGAACAGTTGGAGTTGTTTTCTCCGCAAATAGCAAATGATTTAAAAGAAATAAATGCAACAGGTGGACAGGGAGATATTGCAGTACCAACAGGAACATATGCTGCAAAAATTGCTGGCACACAATTAGGTCTTGCATTGCAACCACATATGCGTGTAACACAGGACAGCATGAGTGCAACAGAAGCTGGCCAGTTTGCAAATGAAAGAGAAACTCTTAGAGCAGAAGCAGAACAAGTTTTAAATGAACAAAAAGAATTGGCAGATGAATTAAGAAAAGACGCTAAAACTATAGA